AAGATTGGCTATGGCAGTAGCATTGTCAACAAAGAACTTGATGCTATTCATCAGGTCTGTTGTCAGGCCTTTCCAGTCAACAGCCTTTACAGCAGCAACTAGCTGAGTGCCTAGCTCACTTACAAGATCTCTAACTATTGGCAACAGCTCTGCCATAACAGGCAACAGTTGGTTTCCAATTTCAATCTGTGTGTTGCTAACCTCAGCCTTTAGGATTCTTAGCTGGTTGGCAAGTCCGTCAGAGGTGTTGGCAAAATCGCCCTGTGTCTTGCTTGTTGCTTGCAGAAGCAAGCCATAACGAGCTTGGACCTTTTCTGTTTCAGTCAGTTCTTTGCCGATTGCACCAATGCCATTAGCCGCTGCATAGGCTTTGACCTCAGAGTCAAGCAGGTTAATACCAAAACGCTTTAGAGGTTCTGCTTCACCTGCAAGACCAGACTGGAATACCTGCAAAGCCTCTGAAACATCTATGTTGAAAACAGAGGCAAAGTCGCTGGCACGAGTAGAGATTTCAGCAATAAACTTTGAGGCATCGCCACCAGAGCCAACAATACGCTCGGCAAAGGCAGAGAACCTAACTGCTGCGTTGTTGAAGTCAACCTGTGATACACCAAGGGTTGTTGCGGCTGTCTTTCCAAAGTCAATAATGCCTTGGGCTGACTTGCCAAAAGCAACATTGACAGCGTTTACAGACTCGGCATAGCTCGATGCTGTCTGCACAGTCTTGGCTAGACCAGCACCAATAGCACCGATAGCGATACCGGCAGTAGCAAAGTTTCTACCTAGTGAGCTGACAGACGACTGTAGCGTTGCAAAACTGGCGTTAGCTTGCTTTAGGCCTTTAGGGTCAAAGCTGGTGAGGATCGGGATTCTAATTGCCATTATCGGACCTTAAGTTTTTGGTTGATTTTTGCAGCATAAGCATCAAGGGTTTTGATCATGTCGGCAGCAATGCCATCTACCTTGCCAGCTAGGGCTGGATAAATGTAGCGTGAAGGCACTCCACCGAGATTGTCGGTCATGCCCTTACCCTGTCCGTTTATGCGGTACTGGAACTGACGGCTGTTGCCACGCCTTACAACTGGCCTTGACTTTGTTGGGCTTTGTCTGCCTGAGCCACCTCTGCGACCAATGCCCTTGTATTCGTAAGGCAAGCGTGGGCCATGCATCATTGTGCGTCTGCCAGCCATGTCAGCAATCTCAAGACCAACAGCATCGCCAGGAGAGATAACCTCGATCCTGACAAGTGAGTGGCTGTTGCTTAGTCTGTGTGCTCGTAGATCTAGATTCGCCTTTACAAGTGCACCGGCAAAGCGAGTGCGGCCATAGTGATTCATCCCAGACAGCGGTGCGGTCTTTGGCAGGTTAGCTCTAATAGCTGTCACTGCTGGCTCGGCAATACGCTTGATGTCTTTGCGTAGCTCTCTAATGCTTCCTGGCTGAACAGCATCTAGAAGTTGCAAGGTTTCCTTCACACCTTCAATGCGTATTTTTGTTGTAGCCACAGGACTCCTAGATAGATTACTTGTCTAATTCTACCCAAAAGAAAAACCCCCTTTCGGGGGCTTATCTTTTAGAGCTTCGGTTTTGATTTCTAAAAATCAAATACCGACTGATTGTCCAGAGCATTCTTTCATCGAGTTCTAGCAACTCTCTGGGGCTTATGCCAGTTTCGACTGCCAGAGATGCTATAAACCAATGAGCTGATTGATCCCCTAGACCCTTTATGCTTTTGGGTCGTCAGAGGCCGATACGGAGAGAACTCCGTCAATCCACTCATCGAAAGTTTTAGCAGTTGCCTTGGTGCGTGTTTCACTTGCCCAAGCTAGGAAAAGCAGGTGAGTGATTTTGAGGTCTTTGTCTAGATTCGCAATGGAGATGTTGAAGTTGGTTTCAAACTTCACCATGTCGGATGCTAGGCAGGTGACCTCTTTGGTTTCACCAGGCTTGTCGCTGAACTCTACTTGTAGGTTTATTTTCATGCTCTTATCCTAACAGCTTAGGCAGCTGGTGCGGTTCCTCTTACAACTTCACCTGATACAGGCCAAGTCACAGATAGGGTAGCAAGGTCGCCAACTGCACCGGCGAATGGCTGGTACTGGGTGACTAGAGCTGTGAAGCGGTACTCAGGGTTGGTTGCGGTGACTGTACCTGATGTAGGTGCAATCTTTACTGCAACTGTTGAACCCATGAGTGGGAATAGTAGAGCGTCAACTGATCCTGCTCCAAAGTCTTGGTGGAAGTCTAGAGATACAGATGCATCCTTTAGTCCACCAATTCTAGTGCGGTAAGTTGAGCCAAATGCTGTGGTTTCTACTTCGTCAGAAGTGATGTCAAGAGTCACAGAAGCGATTGAGTCGCTTAGAACAGTTGTGCCGACTGTGACCTTGTAGTCTTGTGCGTAAAACTTTGCCATGTTGTTTCTCCTAGTTTGCTATGACTGTGACAGTAAAGTCAGCAGCCAGGTATGTGGTGTCGCTGATGTTCAATGAACCAACTGAGTCCATTGACACTACTCGGCAATCGTAGGCATTACCACCGAGAGTCTTATCTGATTCTACTGCAAACTTGATACTCCTGTTGCCAGTAGAAATGTAGGTGTCGAGCGTTCTTTGGGCTTCTCTTTCGGCAGCTCGGCCAACAATGACAGTAATGGTAAATGAATAGCTAGTCATGCCGTTTGCGTAGGCTCTGTCGTAGGTCACAGAGTTTAGGGCAACAATGGCAATAGGTGGGTTTGGTAGATCAGGAACCTCAGCAGCTGTTCTTAGCCCAGGGATGGTTGCAAGATTAGTGGCTAGACCCTGCCTAATTAGGCTGATGCTCATTAGCCGAAGTTCCTCATAATCCTGTAAGGCATAAGTAGTTGCTCAACATCTGGGTCAAGGTAGCGGCCAACTCGGATAGCACCCATGTCGCCAAAGCCAGCAACACCTAGAGGCGAGTCAAGACGCTTGAAAATCCTAGATGACTGAATGATGCAAGCTTGCTTGACAGCAGTAGGGATAGATGCCCAGCCCCAAGTGCCGGTGATTCTTACAAGTGCTTGGTAGTCAACGACTGGCCAAGTGTAAGTGTTGACAGCTCGAATACCTGTGTAAGGCGAGTAGAGGCCATCGGCTCTGCTGTTTACTGGCTCAAGCTGGTAGTCGGTTGCGTTCCACTCTGTGTAAGTGTCGCCAATCTCGTCTGTTGATTCAACCTTGGTCACGCTGATTGCATCGTCAATGATTAGGTTGATTGCATCGGTAGCGGCGAAGTTCCTAACAGCCGTACCTGCGTTAGAGAAGCTTCTGGCGGTAAAGCCGTCAATAAGTCTTGAGGCAGATTCGATAGCTGTTTCTAGCAAACTATCATCCATGCCATCTTGGATTCTTAAGGAAGCCTTGACATCTAAAAGTGTGGCATAGCCTTGGGTGATGGCCACTATGTTCTCAATTCATCAAGTTTTGTAAGTTGTTCGATTCCCATTGTAGTGCCTCGACTCCTATTACAGAATCCACAGGACACAGCCAAGTTATTAGGGTCAGAGCTGCCATGTTTGGCTACTGGAATCAGGTGATCTAAATGCACATCTGCAAGTTCTAAGGGTTTCTGGCAAATGTAGCAAGCACCCCCATCCCTGTCATAAATCTCTTTCCGTCTTGCTACACCTTGCACTCTGGTTTTTGACCTGTGCTTGAAGTTGTGATCCATAGACTTACAGGTTTTTGAGCAATAGATAGCATGAGATTTTTTATGCTGTAGTGAAAGGCCACATCTTGCACACAAACCTGTATTGGTTATGCCACGCTTTTTTTTGTTGTTTCTCCTTGTGTAGGCACAGAAGTAGCTACAGGTTTTTTGCCAAGGTTTGATTGGGCTGTAATTTTGGCCACAGTGCAAGCAAACCCTCTGCTCTAATTGACCTTTAGTTATTGTCATACAACAAGACTACTGCCCGAAGGCGTACGCTTTTTAGACCCAGAGGTGTCTGCGAGATTGGAATAAACCTGCGTCAATGCTTTCAGTTGTCCGGCCTTTGTCATAGGTAGGGTCTTGACTAGCTAGACCCCAGACCCAATGCAGGTGTTCAATCTTTGACTCCATGCAAGGTGTCCATTGGTTTCTCTTGACTGCTGTTGCAACTGCCTCGGTGTCTGTCCAGTTGTGTATGTAGCCCTCATGCAGGAAGTTCTCAGGCACATCTATTGAGCCTTGCTCGGCGTATTCCCTAGTAATCAGGTAGTGAGTGGCGTGGGTCTGCCTAAGCACATCAGGGTTGTGTAGATCGTTAGTGCCTACAAAGCCAAAGTCCTTAGCCAGCTCTAGTAGCGGTTCAAGCCAGCCAGGGTGAAACAAAACATCATCCCCAGCGATTAGCAGGTAAGGCTCCGTAGTTAGTGGGATAGCTGTGTTGATGGCCCCAGCGTAGGAAGCAACTCTGGCGTTGACAATCGTGTTAGCACCGGCGGCCTCAATAGCCTCAGCCGTAGCTGTGTCATGTTCCTCGATGATGAAGTAAGGGGTAGCCTCTGGTGCTGTGTCTTTGAGGTTCTGTACCAAGTCGGCAATGCGGTGTGGTCTGTTTAGTGTGGGAATTAGGACAGCAATCATGCAAGTATCCTATCCCAGAATAGTTGTTTCGCCCCTGCGACAAGCTCTGCCAGGACATCCTTATCTTGCCAGTTAGGTATCGAAGTGATACCAGCTAGCTCGTTAGTGTGTACCTGGCAACCTGACAGGACTGCCTCGATCACAGCCCTTGGCTCGGCATCAAAGCCAGTAGGTAAAAAGACAAAGTGTTCAGCCCTACTCATTGTTTCTAGCACCTCAGCTCTTGGCTTGTCATGCATCATCACTAGAGGTATCTTTTGCCACTCTGCCCAAGCTTGTGCCTCGGCTGGTCCCTTCTGAGTGTGCAATCTTGCAGCCCACAAAGCAAAAGACTCTTTAGGCTTCTGGGTTATCTCGGTAATGTCTATCGGGGATGTCACCCAGCTACTTACCTTGGGGCTTGTCCAGGCAAGCTCAATCTCTAGGTGTCTAGGGGTCCGAGCCATAAACAGTCTGGATGAGTTGATCAGGGTTGCTCGGTGCTCGTTCTGTGTTTGCTCATGGTGAATAGCAACAACAGGTTTTTTCTTTGCAAGTTGCAGCATTGAGTAAGGGCTAAGTAAGTCTGTGCCGGTAATGACTATCTCGTCATAGTCCATCGCATCTTTCCACTGATGAGGCAGGAAGGTCTTGACCTCAACAGGGGCATCAGCCAGCAGGGTTGCATCGGTCATCTCAGCCCCACCGATTAGCTTGCCGTCAGGTGCTGGCAGGTGGTGGCTTATCCAGGCAATCACTTGAGTAGTTTCTTTAGCACCGGCATCCAGTTCTCTTGCCAGACCTTCTCATGGTCAAAGTTTTGTGCAAACTCAACAGCCTTGGGTGACTTGTTCTTGCCCTTAGCGTAGGCCTGTTCCAAGGCTTCCACTATCTCTGGTACCGATGGGATTGTCCAGAATGAGTGCTGGGCTGGATCGTAGAGTGGCTGACCTGCTACTGCCCAACCATCCCCAACTAGCTCAGGGCTGGCAGCAAACTTGCTAACAATAACTGGCACGCCACAGGCTTGAGCCTCTACTGTTGGAATACCAAAGCCCTCGCCATAGCTTGTAGCAAGCATTACATCCCAGCTTGAGTAGATTCCTGCAAGGGTAGATTGTGGCATTCCGTAGCGGTAAGCAAGTGGGTCAGGGAAGGTCATGTTGTCAATAGGGATACCGAGCAACTGACCTAGTGCCATAAGGTTCCAACCATGAGGTGAGCTGGCATCTGCGTGGATGTAAAGCATTGCGTCTGGGTGTTTGCGAGCGAACATTGCAAAGGCCATCATGTTCTCTGAGTAGGCTTTGCGGTGCAAGATTCCTGATGCCTTGTTAGCAGCGTTCATGCCAACTACAAAGCGACCATTCTCAAATCCCATGTATTTGTCAACTGGCAAGCCGTCAATCTTGTCTGTGAACTTGAATACCTTGGTGTCAATGCTGTGAGGAATGTAGTGGCCCTCGACACCTGCCTTGTTTATCTGGTCTAGGCCAAACTTGCTCATTGCAAGGGGAGTGACATTTTCCTTTTGTAGCCACTTCAATACACCTGGTGGAATTGGATTGTGGTCAACAGGTGTCCAGCTCGCAATAGGAATTGTGTCAAAGCCTTTAGCGTTTAGAACCCAGACATCGTAAAGGGTAATCATTAGATCAGGCTGGTCAGCGTTTAGGGCTTTCCAATGCTTGTGATGAGCTGGGGTCACATCGTTTGAGTACGCTTCTGAGCCTCTGGCATAGATTGGAATCTCGCCGTACTCGGTGTGGTAGATCG